CGTCGCGCAACCCGCAAGAATTGCGCACAACGATATGAGCGTTTTTCTACGTATTTGCATGTTATGGCGGATTTGCCTTGGCTAAGTGCAAAAGATTACACGCAAATATTCACATGCGCTTTTGTTTTGGGTCGTGTGGGGCGTGTGAAGGCCGTTTTTATAGAAGTTTCTCATATGTGTACACAAGAAAAGTTTAGGAAAAAAGGCCCACAAACGACCCACACGACCCACGCAATTTTTTACGCATTCAGCACGCAGATTTTTGCATAAACCCGGCGGCGCCACAAACGCTGGCCGAGAAGGAGCCGAACATGAGTTTGGAAGCACGCTTCGCGCACAAGACCGAAGGAGACCGCCATGCATGCCATGGTCAATGAGCGCGGCCAGCGCATTGGCGAGGGGCACCGTCGCGCGGTGCTGACGGATGCCGAGGTGGATCAGCTGCTGGAGGATCGCGGGCCGGAAGACGCCCCCAAGCGGTCCTACTCGCAGCTGGCCAGGAAGTGGAAGATCAGCAAGTCGAGCGTGCGGGACATCTGCACCGGCCGGCGCCGCGGGCAGAAGGGCGAGCTTGTCGAGCGGCCCAAATCCCAGGGGGCGCGCACCGACAAAGTGGAGTTGAGGGTGCGCGTGTCCCTCAAGGCGCGGGCTATCGTGCGTAGGAAGGGCGGGGCTCTGTGGCTTGAACAGCTCATCATGGATCACGCCACGCGCACCGCAAAGCCCGCTCTCTGAGCGGGTTTCGAGGCACACCCTCCAACCGTGCGCAGTGCGCAGTGTGGCAATTTCAAGGGTTGAAAATGGTCAGAATCTTCTACTCCGACGCGCTGGCCGATGAGATTTGCGAGCGGCTTTCCAACGGCGAGCCGCTGCGGGCGATCTGCCGCGATACGCACATGCCCACGTGGTCGGCGGTGTATCGCTGGGTCAATGCCGACAAGGACTTCGCCCTGCGCGTCTCGAATGCGCGCGAGCTGGGCGCGGATGCCATCGCCGAGGACATCCTGAGCATCGCGGACACGCCGCAGATGGGCGAGGAAACCGAGGAGTCGGAGACCGGGATGAAGGTCAAACGGGCCGACATGCTCGGGCATCGCAAGCTGCAGATCGAGACGCGCCTGAAGCTCCTGGCGAAGTGGTGCCCGAAGAAGTACGGGGACAAGGCTGCACTGGAGCTGACAGGCGCCGACGGCGGCCCGGTGCAGATCACCGACACCGAGCGGGCGGCCAAGATCGCGGCCATCCTGGCGGCGGCCAAGGCCCGCCGGGACGGGGACACGGACGATGTTACCGACCTCCTTTGACCCGTCGCTGCTGGCTTACTTGACGCCGCAGGAGGCTGCCGAGCTTGACGCCCTGATCACCAGCGACCCGACGCCGTGGCGCCCGCTTGAGGGCCCTCAGCGGATGGCCTACGAGAGCGAGGCGGACATCATCGGGTACGGTGGGGCGGCCGGCGGCGGCAAGACCGACCTGGCCTGCGGCAAGGCCCTCACGCGGCACCGGAAGGCCATGATGCTGCGCCGGGTGGGCACCGAGCTGCCGGGCATCATCGACCGCCTCGAGGAGCTGATCGGGAGCCGCGATGGTTTCAACGGGCAGAACAACATCTGGCGCACGACGCGCTTTGACGGTATCCCGTTGCAGATCGAGCTGGGCGCGGTGCCCAACGCGGGGGACGAGCGCAAGTACCAGGGTCGGCCGCACGATCTGCTGGTGTTCGATGAGACGACGAACTTTCTCGTTGCCCAGGTGCGCTTCCTGCTCGGCTGGCTGCGATCCACGGTGCCCGGGCAGCGCTGCCAGGCGCTGATGACGTTCAACCCGCCGACGAGCGCAGAAGGCCGCTGGGTGATCGATTTCTTCGCCCCGTGGCTCGACAAGAAGTTTCCCAGACCGGCCAAGCCCGGCGAGCTGCGCTATGCGGCGTCGCTGCCGGCCAGCCCGCAGTTTCCGAACGGCCGCGATCTGTGGGTCGATGACGGCCGGCCCTTCGTGCTGGATCCGGCCGGCGACCCGCTCTACGACTTCGACCCGGCCGAATACGCACCTGACGACGTGATCCGGCCGCTATCGCGCACCTTCATCCCGTCGCGGATATCCGACAACCCTTACCTGCTCGGGACTGGCTACATGGCAACCTTGCAATCCCTTCCGGAGCCGCTGCGCTCCCAGATGCTCAAGGGCGACTTCGCCGCGGGGATGGAGGACGACATCTGGCAGGTGATCCCGACCGCGTGGATCGAGGCGGCACAGGCCCGCTGGAAGCGGCCCGACAAGCTGGCCCCGATGGACTCGCTGGGCGTGGACGTTGCGCGGGGCGGAAAGGACAACACCGTGATCGCGCGGCGCCATGCGATGTGGTTCGACGAACCGCTGACCTACCCGGGCAGCGCGACGCCGGACGGGCCTAAGGTGGCGGGCCTGGTGATCGGGGCGAAGCGCAACGGGGCGCCGATTCACATCGACGTGATCGGCGTTGGCGCCAGCCCTTACGACTTCCTGAACGAGGCGGGCCAGCAGGTGGCGGGCGTCAATGTGTCGGAGTCGCCCACGGCGATGGACCGCAGCGGGCGGATCGGCTTCAAGAACCTGCGCAGCCAGTTGTGGTGGAAGTTCCGAGAGGCGCTGGACCCGGAGGCGAACACGGGCATCGCGTTGCCGCCAGACCCGCGCCTGCTGGCCGATCTGTGCGCGCCGAAGTGGGCGCTGTCGGGCTCGGTGATCCAGGTCGAGGGCCGCGACGAGATCGTGAAGCGCATCGGGCGATCCCCCGACTATGCATCGGCCTACATCCTGGCCCTTATCGATTCGCCCAAGATCGCCAACCTGCGGGCGCTGGGGGCCGCTACCAAGGAATACGACCCCTACGCCTGACGCAGTGCGCGTGCCGTTCCTGCGACGCGCCAACATGGCCGCATGGAACAGCTCGCCATCTCCCGCATCAGCATCGACGACCTGCGCTTTGCGCCGGGCATCGATGCGTTGTTGCGCGATTACGCAGCGGAATCGGCCATCGCGGGCCTGCCCGTTCCAAAGGCTGAATGGCTTACCTACGCGCGCATGGAGCATCACGGCGCGCTGCACGTAATCGGTGCGTACCTCGACGGCCAGCTTGTGGGCTTCTGCAATGTGCTGGTCATCCTGAGCCCCCACTACAGCGTACTGATTGCCGTCACCGAGTCGCTGTTTGTTTCCCCATCGCACCGCGGCACCGGTGCCGGCCTGGCCCTGCTACGCGAGGCCGAGAACGTGGCCCGCGAACGTGGCGCTGCGGGGATGTTGGTCAGCGCGCCCACCGGCGGCACCTTGGCGGCTGTGCTCGAGCGCATGAGCGGCTTTCAGGAAACGAACCGCGCCTTCTTTCGGGGGCTGCAATGATCGCGCTGGCGACAACCGGCCGCAGCCTGCCAGCCACGCCGCCCGCCGCGATGGAGCGGGTGAGGGCGCTCGAGGCCCAGGTGCAGGCGCTGCCGCAAGTCCAGATCCATACCGACCATGTTATCCACGCCGGGCTCTACGCCCGGACGATCCGCATTCCCGTCGACGTGATCCTCACCGGCGCCGAGATCTCCTGCGCCACGCTCCTGATCGTGTCGGGCCACGTGGCCGTAACCGTGGGCGACGACACGCAGGAGCTGATCGGCTACCACGTTCTGCCGGCAGCGGCGGGCCGCAAGCAGGCTTTCCTGGCTCTGGCCGATACCGACCTGACCATGCTTTTTGCAACCGACGCCCGCGACATTGCGACGGCGGAGGGGCAATTCACAACCGAGCCGGAGCGCCTGATGTCCCGCGCCCCGGACGCCATCAACATCGTGACTATCACAAGGGGCTGATCATGTCGGGAGCTACCACCGCCGCTTACGTTATCGGGGGCGCCATGCTGGCCAGTACCGCCTACTCGGCCTACGCCGGCAACAAAGCCGATCAGAACCAGCGCAGCGCGCAGCGGGCTTCGCTCGCCCAGGCCGACGCATCGGCCAAAGCGGCCGACGAGGCTACCAACAAAGCCAATCAGAAGCGCCCGGACATTGCCGGCGCGCTTTCTGCCGCGATGCAGTCGGGCAAGGCGGGGGCTTCGGGCACGATGCTCACCGGCCCGAGCGGTATCGACCCGGGCGCGCTGTTGCTCGGGAAAAACACGCTGTTGGGCGGTTGATTCATGCCGAACCTGAGCATCGACCGCCCTAACTACCTCGCACGCTGGGGCTACCTCAAGACCGAGCGCAGTAGCTGGTTCTCGCACTGGAACGAGATCAGCACCCGCCTGATGCCTCGCGCCGGCCGCTTCTTTGTGCAGGATCGCAACAAGGGCAACAAGCGCCATAACCAGATCTACGACAGCTCGGCAACACAGGCGCTGTCGATCCTGGCTGCCGGGATGATGTCAGGCATGACGAGCCCGGCCCGCCCGTGGTTCCGCCTCACGACGGGCGGCGACGACCTCGACAGCTACCAGCCCGTAAAGATCTGGCTGGATCAGGTAACGCGCCTGATGCTCAAGATTTTTCAGGGCTCCAACACCTATCGCGCGCTGCATTCGATGTACGAGGAGCTGGGCGGATTCGGCACCGCGGCGAGCATCATGGTTCCTGACTTCCGCTCGGTGATCCACCATCACCCGCTGACGGCGGGCGAGTACGCGATCACGACCGACTGGCGCGGCGATGTGGCCACG